AATCTTGTACAAAGTTACCAAACGCTGAAGTAGCAGCTAAAGAACCAATAGCTAATGCTCTTCCAAGTTTACCTTCTTCTATAATATATTCTTCAAATGTTTGCATTATACAAATCGTTCTATAAAGTATTTAGGCAATTTATCTTTATTCTTAATAATAGCTTCAAAAACACTTGCATCTAATATATAAGTCTTACAATGATCTAATTTACTTCTTATACCTCTACCGCATTGCTGCACCACATTACTTAACATCTTATTAGCATACCATTGCTTATCCATTTCAAATAATTTTTTAATTCTATTATCACCTAGAGGTAAATAAGGAGCTTTAATTATAATTTGAAATCTTGCTAAATCGTCTTTTAAGTCTATACCAAGACCTAAAGACGGACTTACTAATACAGTTGGATTCTTACTCTTAGAATGCTGTCTTAATATTTCTTCATTTCTTGTTTCTTTATCTCTATATAAAAAACGTTTACTCTTTAAATTATTTTGTAAATAAGATGCTATAAATCCTGTATGAGTATGGATAATACCTTTTTCAAATTCATGCTGATTGCATATTTCTTCTATCTGCTTTACTATCTTAGGTAAAGTCTTTTTAAGATTATAATGATTAATCTTTTGCTTTGTATTAATATATATAGGAGCTTTTTGAGGGTCAAAAGTACTATCAGACTCTACATATTCATATTGTTTTATACCTAAACTTTTAGCAAAATGCTTATGATCAATAATAGTAGCAGACATCAATAATACATTATCAGCATACTTAAAAATATATTTTGATAATACATCCACCTTCAAAGGCATTACTCTTGCAGTTTTACCTTCTCTTTGAACTACATACTCACATTCTTCCCAAGTTTCATTTATTAAATTTAAACTTCTATGTAAATTTTTAAGATAACTTAATTTTATATTTTCACTATTACTAAGTTTTAGATCTTTATTATTACTTCTATTAGTTAAAGTATTAATATATTCACTTACTTCTAATACACATGAACATATCCATTTATATACACTTTCATGCTTATCAGAATATAAACTTGGTACTTTTACCCCCAATAATTTTAAACGATCGGGATCAATAAAGACTGAATACTGTTTAGTTATTTCATCTTCTAACTCTGACGCTTCATCGCATACTATATAGTTTTTACGCTTAACATGTCCTGGTAAAGATAGAAACATCTTATAATTTAACACACCAAACTTTTTAACTAAACCTTCATTACGGGTATTATGATAATTACACTTATGAGCTTTTCTATGGTCTTCTAATACTTTACGAGGCATTACAGACGTTTCCATTTCAACATCTATATCAGGATTCAAAGTACTCATAAAGTTACTTTTACCTTTCATTACTATACTATCATCGAATAACTCTAAATATTGGTCTTGTAAAGATTTAGTTATAGTTAATGCAAATGCACCACTTGGAGGTTCATCTAAACATTCAGGTTCATTAACATAATTACCAACGTTATCCATTTTAAAAGCATCATAACTATCAATTAATTCTTTAAAGCTATCAGTAGCTTCATTAGACATATTAGCTAAAGTTTTTGATATAAAACTCTTACCACTACCAGTCGGTGCACTACATATAACGAACTTATGACCTTTATTAAATGCATATTCTATCTTTTTAATTAAATTAATCTGCTGAGTACTTGGATTATACCCATCTGGAAATTTATTAAGATAGCGACTCAACATATAATAATTATAATATCAAACTGCTGATAAAACAACTATATTATTATATAACTTACTTTTCTTTTCAAAGTTTAAAACTTTAGTTTTAAATAAAACAAATTCATTATTTCTTGCAAATTGATCTATTCTATAATCAAATTCTAAATGCATATTACCTGTTTTAGAATTAAATGGAAAGGGTATTTCATATTGTTTAATATCACCCCTATCATTTTCTAACGATAAACTAAAATAAAAATCTTTAACTTTAAATAATTTTAACTTACCCTGTTTTAAAGGTTTAGCAGGATTTATATAAATTATAATATTTCTTAATAATAAATTAGTTAAATCTTTTTCTATTTTTTCAAACTTCATGTACCCATATATCCTCGTTTTTCATCCGCAGACATAGGATAAATATTTTCATTAAAATATTCAAAAAATTCATTTTCAGGTATAGTATTTATTATTTCACATCTATCCATACTTACCATTCGCCACCCTTGCATCATTATATCCCAAACTGGTAATAAATTTTTAGTATTAGGGTCATACTTAGGTGGTCCTGACGGAGGTTTATAGTTTAATGTAGTTCTACCATTAACACTATTAAGTAAGCTTTCATCGAGTGTACAAAGCATTCTTCTTTGAGAACTATCACCCGGTTTAGGTCTACGTTTCTCAAATATTATTTCACATACATTATTTTGTAATGTGTTTCTTAGACTTGGAAGACTTACTCTCATTTTTCTTTTTAGCTACACCAAATAATCTGCTTTCATTTAAAAAAATACCTTTTTTAAGAATACCGTAACCTGAAATATCTGCATTAGCAATTCCTACCCCTAAATTATTAGGAAATATTACTACCTCTCCTCCTTTAATATATTTACATTCGGGACCAGCTAAAATTACTTTACCTTTTCTCCAAGCTCTTTGAACTGCATTTGTTGGTATATATACACCGCCTCTCATAACAGCATCACCTTGCCCGTCTGAAACTTCATCAATATATTTAACTAGAATAATATCATCAAAAACAAAACCTAACTCATAATCCTTATCAATAATACCATCAAGTGTATTATTATGTGCATCGGTTAGATCAATTAAACTTCTTTTTGGTGCCAGTATATCAATATTTGCTTGAGCCATATTACTATTTACTTATAAAATTATCTAGATCAACAAGCTGTTTATATTCTCTTTCACTATAAAATTCAGGTATAAATAGTTTTTCTTCTTTACCTTTTTTTTCTTTCTTAATTTTTTTCAAATAATTTAATCTTTTAAATTTTAATTTAGGAAATATTGAAAATACATAACTGTATTGAGATACTTTATCATCAAATAAACTCCAATATTTATTAGTCGTTTCATTTACATACTCATTCAATTCTTTTGAATACATGCTAGTCCATCTATTAATCATAAAAAGATTAAACTGTGACTCATCATCACAATTTAAATTAATTTTCTTTTTACTAAATAAAATACTATTTAAAAATTGAAAAATTGTCATAGATTAATTTTAGTAGTAGCTATAAACATATCATCTGACATCGCATAAAATAAATCTATAATATCTTGCATAAATTCTTCTGCTTGTTCATCAGTTAATTTAGTACTATATGCAAAAGGAGGTGCCCCTCTACCAGCATTAACATTAATACCAGTATGACCAATAGCTACATTATCTTTTGAATAAGTAATACTTACACTACATTTACCTACAGTCTGTAAACTACCATCACTACCTTCAAATTCATCATGAACCATAAGATCATCACCATCCACTTCAATAGGCTTTTTAATATACTTGGATGAAAGAATATTAGCAATTTGAGTATTTAATAAACGTTGGAAAGCTACTGACCCAAGTTTATCTAAGTTAGGGATTTCCCAACAAAAGTTAATTGCATCATCACTGCGAATATAATCATTTTGCAATACATCTTCTTGATCGATCATACCACCAACTTCAACATCCATAGGGCATCTAAATGCAATAATATTACCAATAGGTAAAGTATTTTTACGAAAGAAATTGTATGCAAATCTTTTATGAATTAACGGGCCATCATAAACTTTTATATCTTTAATAATCATACTACTATTATAATATATTTCCTTTATTTTTCAATAATTCTTTATATGTTTTTTCTATACCTTTTTGTATTCCAGAACCTAAAAAAACTCTATTACCTTTACCTATGTATGGAGAGCCAAATCCTTCATTTTGTATTTCTATATCTACTTTATAATCGCCCAAATTATTAATAATATTAGCTATATCTGAAAGTTTATACTTTTGTTCATAACAACATTCTTCAATTTTATTATTATAATCATTATAGATAATATTTTTTATAATAATTAAAAAATCATCCATATGATAAAAATCCATAAATTTATCCTGATGTATAATTATTTTTTCATTATTAATATATCTTAAAATATTAGATTTTATAAATCTTGTATCCCATTCATCATGGTCAAAAATTCCATATATCCTTAAATTTAAAAAATTATTATTATTTAAAATAATATCATTAATAATTTTTTTACTTAAACCATAAAAACTATCCGTATTATATATTTCTGCCCCTGAACCTAAACTTATAAATTTTTTAAAACTTTTTTTATTATCTAATAAATTATAAAACATTTTTAAATTATTAAAAAAAGTTTCTTCATTTTCAGATTTTAATCTTGTACCTCCTTGTATCGCAGTATGAATAACTACATCATATTTTTTATTTTTAAAAAAATTATCAGTTTTATTTTTATCTAATAAATTAAAATTATCCCTACTTATACCTTCTACTTCTGATAAAGGTAAACTTCCAATAATTTTTTTAGCTATATAACCTTTACTACCAGT